ATGAATCATATATTCAGATGCATAGATCCACAGACGATGTTGCACCAGCCACGGGATTGAGTGCTCCAACATCAGTATTCCAAACATATAATTCTACCTTCGGTGTTACACCAGTTCCTGATGCAGCATATGAAGTAGAATATACCTATTGGAGTTCACCTGCCAGCCTTAAATTATACAACGATGTAAGTGTTATACCTGAGAGATTCTCTCACGTAGTCATTGACGGTGCTATGATGTATATGATGCAGTTCCGTTCAAACGCACAGAGTGCTCAAATGCACCAGCAATATTTTGAAGATGGTATCAAAGCAATGCGTAACGTACTAATGGATGATACTTTAACAATGCGATCAACTTATATTGTAAGGTCAAAACTATCTACTTCTGTAGGAATCGTATAACGCCATGCCTGATCAATTATCTATACAAAAAGTTTTCTGTAAGGGAGGTTTAGATACTAGTCGTGACGTTCTAGCTCAAGGGGAACAATCTTCGGGTAGTGCTACTCAGTTAATTAACTATGAAAGTTCTGTGACAGGTGGCTACAGACGCATTAATGGCTTTGCCAATTCATATGGTACTGTTCCGGGTGTTGGCAGTGTATTAGGTGTCAACGTAGTCAACGGCATACGAGATGGTATACTAGCTTGTCGTAAGCCAGCCTCTGGTAATAACTACTTACACTATTGGAATAACTCTAGCTCTGCATGGGTAGCTGCTACTTGTGGTGGTTCACCTACTATGAATGGTGTAGGCAAAGTTCGCTTTGCTAATTACAATTATGGTATTAAAAAAGTATTACTTACTGATGGTATTAATCCTGCTGCTACTTATGATGGTACAACATATACACAGATAACACATTCGGGCGCACCTACAGATCCAAAGTATGCTGTAGACTTCGCTAATCATATGTTCCTTGCAGGTGATCCAACACATCCTACTAAGTTATTCTTTAGCGCACCTTTAGCAGAGACAGACTTTGCTACAGGTAATGGTGCTGGAGTAATTAATGTAGGCTTTGACATAGTAGCTATTAATCAGTTCCGTGATTCACTATACGTGTTTGGTACTAACACAATAAAAGCACTGAAGGGTACTTCAGCAGCAACCTTTTCATTGACAGGTGTTACCCACGACTTAGGTTGTATCGCCACTGATAGTGTAATTGAAATTGGTGGAGACTTATTATTTCTTAGTCAAGATGGTATGCGCCCTATAGGTGGAACAAACAAAATAGGTGATGTAGAGCTAGAGACAGTATCTAAAGGTATTCAATCTTTGTTTCAAGACATATCTATTAACATAGACTTAAATGGATTATCTGCTGTTGTCATTCGCCAGAAGTCCCAGTTTAGAATATTCTTTGCAGCATCAGAATCTCAGGGTATAATAGGTTCTATGCGTAATTCTCAAGAAGGATTTTCTTATGAGTTCGGGCAGGTATTAGGTATTGAAGCTACCTGTGCTTCTAGTGGTTACGTAGGTCAGTACGAGTATGTAATACATGGAACATCTTTAGGATTAGTACACAGGCAAGAGATTGGAAATTCTTTTGCAGGTCAAGATATATTTAGTGTATATCAAACTCCATATTTGTACATGGAGAATCCTGAACAGCGTAAGATATTTCATAAAGTTAATACGTATCTTAGGGCAGAGGGGGATAACTCAATTATCTTATCTGTAGTATATGACTATGAAGATATTAATGTATTAAACCCAACTAACTACACAATGACTACTAAAGGGGCGGCTGCTTATTACAACGAAGCTACCTACAATGGTACGGCAATATTTGATGGTAACCCATCCCCAATAAAGACAACTAACATATCTGGTTCGGGTAAATCCGTAGCCTTTAAATATGTAACAAATAGCCAAGATGCTAGTCATAGCATACAGGGTATAGTAATAACTTATGGCACTGGAGATTTAAGATAAAATGGCTGGATATACTAGACAATCTGTTGCAGACATAGTTGCAAACGCAGTAATAAAAGCAGCCCCCGTTAACGCAGAATATAATGCTTTACGGGATGCTTTTGCATTTGCATCGGGGCATACACATAACGGCTCCTCCACTGAAGGTGCTTACATACCTCTCATTGCAGACGTTGATGCATTAAATAAAGTAGTAGTTGATACTGCGAATAATCGTATTAGCTTCTTTGTACAAGTAGGCGCTGGCACTGTAGAACAACTACGAATCCAAGATGGGGCATTTGTTCCTGTAAGTGATAGTGACATTGACCTTGGTGCTGCTGGTGCTGAGTTCAAGAATCTACACATTGATGGTATAGGTTACATTGATACCTTAGCTGTACATGAGAATGCTACCATTGCAGGTACACTAGGTGTCACAGGCTTATCCACACTAGCTACTGTAGACATTGGCGGTGGTACTATAGATGGTACTCAGATTGGTGCTACAGCTACAAGTACTGTTGTTGGTACAACTATCACTGCTACTAACTTTGTAGGCCCAATTGCTGGTGCAGTAACGGGTAATGTTACAGGTAACACAGCAGGTGTTCATACAGGTGCAGTTACAGGTAACGTAACAGGTAACATAGCTAGTACAGGTTCAAGTTCATTCACAAACTTAACTATCAACGGCTCACTAAACATGAACGCTGGTACTTCTGGAACTATTACGGGTTTATCTAATCCTGTACAAGGTACGGATGCTGCTACCAAGACCTATGTAGATACTAAGGTTGCCGCAGTTTTAGACTCAGCACCAGCAGCATTAGATACTCTAAATGAATTAGCTGCTGCTCTAGGTGATGATGCCAACTATGCTTCTACTACTACTGCTGCAATAGCCACAAAGCTACCTAAGGCAGGTGGAACCATGAGTGGTGCCATTGCTATGGGTAACAACAAAGTAACGGGCCTAGGCGCTCCTACGGCTGGCACAGACGCTACACACAAGACATACGTTGATGGCATTGATGCTTTGAAGGTAGCCAAGTCAGGCGACACTATGTCTGGTGTTCTTGCAATGGGAGCTAACAAGATTACAGGTGTAGCTAACCCTACGGCTGCACAAGATGTAGTTACTAAAAGTTACTCTGATACCTTATTTGGTTCAACTAGTGCTGCTGCCACCTCAGCTGCTAATGCTGCTACTTCAAATACTAACTCTGGCAACTCTGCTGCTGCAAGTGCTAACTCAGCCACTGCTTCAGCTAACTCAGCCACTGCCTCAGCTAACTCAGCAACAGCTAGTGGCAACTCAGCAACAGCTAGTGCTAACTCAGCAACAGCGGCAGCATCTTCTGCATCAAGTGCATCTAGCGCAGCTACTACAGCAGTAAACGCTGTTATAGATTCGGCACCTGCTGCATTGAACACGTTGAATGAACTAGCCGCAGCGTTAGGAGATGATGCTAACTTTGGCACAACTGTTACAAACAGTATTGCAGCTAAGCTACCCCTAGCTGGTGGCACTATGACAGGTGATACCCTGCATGGTGATAATGTTAAAGCTAAGTTTGGTACTGGTAATGACCTTGAAATCTACCATGATGGCTCTAATAGCTACATTAAAGATGCAGGCACTGGGGATTTATACCTCCAAGGTTCTGATCAGGTACGAATTATAGGCTCCTCTGAGACTATGGCTATTTTTGATCAAGACGGAGGCGCTCGGCTTTTTCACAATAATGTACAGAAATTCACCACAACCGCCACCGGTATAGACGTAACTGGCAGTGTAACCGCTGATGGTTTGGTTGTTGATGGTGTATCTACGTTAAATAACCACGTTAAAATAGCTAATGGCTACTCGCTTGGTTGGGGAGATATATCCACTAGAGTTACGGGCAACGCCACTGCTGACACTATCCAAGTTTACACTGACGCAAAAAAACGCGCCAATATAGCAGCTAACGGAGACATATCTTTCTACGAAGACACAGGCACAAATGCTAAGTTCTTCTGGGATGCTTCTGCTGAATCCTTGGGTATTGGTAACCTTACTATAGGTGGGAACGATATAGCCTCTACTAATGCTAATGGTAATATATCATTAACACCAAACGGGGTAGGAAACGTAGAAATAAACTCTGACACCCTAACGGTAATAGGTGTGGAAGGTGAGTCAGCTTCTATTGCGTTAATTGCTGATGAAGCTGACAATAACGCAGATGTGTGGAAGGTAACAAACAACATTGGAAATACGCTTACTATTGGTAACCAAATTTCAGGTTCTATAGTTGACCATATTACAATAACACCTAACGCCACCGTTGCTAACTCGACAGCAGCTTTCGCAGGCAAGATTACAGCAGCTGGCACTGTAACGTCTAATGGTTTAATTGTTGCTGTATCAGCAGACTCTGACTCAGTTGCAACTATTACCAGTTCAGCTACAGGTAACAACACTCAACTTAGGCTAGGAACTAGCGGTAATGACTCTGTTATATCAGGTTCTGGCGGAAGTAATGGCGGTCTTAAGTTTAAAGTCTATGGCTCAGATCGTCTTGTTATAGCTTCAAACGGCTCACTAAGTACCCCAACACTAGGAACCTCTAACGTCCGATTTGGTGTTAACGCAGGTAACTCTATTGTATCTGGTGGTAACTATAACACTGTAGTTGGCGACTATGCTGGTGCTGCTATTACTACGGGTGATGGAAACACAGCTTTTGGTTATGGTGCTTCATACGCTACCACCACAGGTTCTAACAACACCTCTGTTGGTTTTGAGTCTTTAAATGTTAACACTACAGGCGCTAGTAACACTGCTTCAGGATATAAGGCTTTATACTCTAATACCACTGGTGCTAATAACACTGCTAGTGGATTAGCAGCTTTAAAGAATAACACCACAGGAATAAGAAACGAAGCATTTGGTAACGCTACCCTCTACACAAACAGTACAGGCGGTAACAACGTAGCTATAGGTAGACAAGCACTATACTCCAACACTACCGCTAGTAATAACGTGGCAGTTGGTGGTAATGCTTTATTTGCTAACACCACTGGTGCTAATAACACTGCTAGT